GGGCTTGGCGCGCAAGCGCGCGCGTTCGGATGTGCGCCGGATATGGACCAATGCGAGACGCCGCAAGTTCCTGGAACATCTGGCGAGGACCTGCAATGTCGCGGCGTCCGCGCGCGTCGCGGGGATGGCGACGAACAGCCCCTATGCGCTGCGCAACCGCGACGCCGCCTTCGCCGAGGCGTGGGATCAGGCGCTGATGGAAGGCTATGACCGGCTGGAAGCGAGCATGTTCGACCGGGCGATGAACGGCAAGGTCGAGACGGTGACGCGCGGCGGCGTCGTGGAGGAACGGAGAACCTATTCGGATAATGTGGCGCTGACCCTGCTGCGCATGCACCGCGAGCGGGTGGAGAGGAAGCGCGCGGCGACGGCGGGACGTGCCCCCGACGACCTGCTGGCCGTCATCCGCGAGCGGCTGGACCGGCTGCACGACCGGAAGGATCGCAGGTGAGCGCCGGGAGCGGCGCGGCCTCGCTGGCCGAGCAACTGCATGGGCTGGACGAGGCGGACTGGCGCGCCCTGTTCGACGGCATGGGGGAAAGCGAGCGCACGGCTTTGCTGCGCCACTGGCCGTTCTGGGCGCGGCCGGCGCAATTGCCGCCCCCCGGACCATGGCGGATCTGGCTGATCCTCGCCGGGCGCGGCTTCGGCAAGACGCGGAGCGGGGCGGAATGGGTGCGGAGCGTCGCCGAGCGCCAGCCCGACGCGCGGATCGCGCTGGTCGGCGCGAGCCATGCCGAGGCGCGCGCGGTGATGGTGGAGGGGGAGAGCGGGCTGCTCGCCGTGTGCGGGCCGGAGTCGGGAATCGAATGGGAGCCGTCGCTGCGCCGCCTGCGCTGGCCGGGCGGGGCGCGCGCCTTCCTCTATTCTGCCGCCGAGCCGGAGGCGCTGCGCGGCGCACAACATCATGCCGCCTGGGCCGACGAAATCGCGAAATGGCCCCATGGCGAGGCGACGTGGAGCAATCTGGAAATGGGCCTCAGGCTGGGGAAGGCCCCGCGCATCGTCGCCACGACGACGCCGCGCCCGGTGTCGCTGCTCCGCCGCCTGCTGGCGATGCCCGGCGTCGCGGTGACGCGCGGGCGCACCGAGGATAATCGCGCCTGGCTGCCCGACGCCTTTCTGGACGCGATGCGCGACACCTATGGCGGCACGCGGCTGGGGCGGCAGGAACTGGACGGCGAACTGATCGAGGAGGCGGCGGGCGCGCTCTGGCCGCGCGCGCTGATCGAGCGGTGCCGGGTGCGCGAGGTCCCCGATGTCAGCCGCGTGGTGGTGGCGGTGGACCCGCCCGCCGGGATCGGCGGGGACGCCTGCGGGATCGTGGCGGCGGCGCTGGGCGCGGACGGAAATGCCTATGTGCTGGCCGATGCGAGCGTGACGGGGGCGGGGCCGGAGGGCTGGGCGCGGGCGGTAGCGCAGGCCGCCGAGACGCACGGCGCCGATCGGGTGGTGGCCGAGGCGAATAATGGCGGGGCGATGGTGGAAAGCGTGCTGCGCGCGGCGGAGCGGCACCTGCCGATCCGGCTTGTCCATGCGAGCCGCGGGAAAGCGGCGCGCGCCGAGCCGGTGGCGGCGCTCTACGCGGCGGGGCGGGCCTTTCATGTCGGGGCCTTCCCCGCGCTGGAGGACGAGATGGCGGGGCTGGTGGCGGGGGGCGGCTATGAGGGGCCGGGGCGGTCGCCCGATCGGGCGGATGCGCTGGTGTGGGCGATGAGCGAACTGATGCTGGGGCGGCGGGGGCGGCCGGGGATGCGGCGGATTTGAAGGGTGGGCGGGGCTGATTGGGTGCGTCGTGCTGGTTGCGCGCCCCCACCCCAACCCCTCCCCTGAAGGGGAGGGGCTTATATGTGTGCTTCACCCCTCCCCTTCAGGGGAGGGGACGGGGGTGGGGGCTTGCCGCGCGCGCCATCGTGACGATGCCGGGCTGCGACCGTGCGAGCGGGGCATCCCTGTTGGCGAGGCGTTGCGTCAAGCCGCCGGCCCCCACCCCAAACCCCTCCCCTGAAGGGGAGGGGCTTATATGTGTGCATCACCCCTCCCCTTCAGGGGAGGGGACGGGGGGTGGGGGCTTGCCGTTAGCGCCATCGTGACTTGTCGGGCTGCGACCGTGCGAGCGGGGCATTCCTGTTGGCGGGGCGTTGCGCCTAGCCGCTGGCCCCCACCCCAAACCCCTCCCCTGAAGGGGAGGGGCTTATGGTTCGCATCACCCCTCCCCTTCAGGGGAGGGGCTTTTTCGATCGAGGAGATTCTTATGCGATGGTTTGGGCGGAAGGGCGGCGGGGCTGCCCGGCCGGCGCTGGCGCGCGTCATGGCGGGGGCGGCGATCGGGGGCGAGTGGCCGCGATCCTATGAGGCGCAGGTGCGCGATGCCTATGCCGGCAATGCGGTGGCGCAGCGCGCGGTGCGGATGGTGGCGGAGGGCGTGGCGGGCGTGCCGGTCTATGCGCCGGCTGACGCGCACCCGGCGTTGGCGCTGATCGGCGCGGGGCTGGCCGAGACGGTGGCGGCGCAACTGCTGCTGCACGGCAATGCGTTCGTCCAGATCGTCGGTGACGGCGAGGGCGTGCCGGTCGAGCTGTTCCCGCTGCGGCCCGAGCGGGTGACGGTGGAACCGGACGCGAACGGCTGGCCGGCGGCGTATCTTTATCGCACCGGCGAGCGGGTGACGCGGATTCTGGCGGCGGACGCGCTGGGCAAGCCGGGGCTGATCCATATCCGCAGCTATCATCCGCTGGACGATCATTATGGGCTGGGCTGCCTCGGCGCGGCCTATGGCGCGGTGGCGATCCACAATGCGGCGACGCGCTGGAACCGCGCGCTGCTCGACAATGCGGCGCGGCCGTCGGGGGCGTTGGTCTATGATCCGGGGGAGCCGGGGGCGGCGCTGTCGGCCGACCAGTTCGACCGGCTGAAGGCCGAGATCGACGCCAGTTTCGCGGGCGCGGCCAATGCCGGGCGGCCGATGCTGCTCGACGGCGGGCTGAAATGGCAGGCGATGAGCCTGTCCCCCGCCGACATGGATTTCGTGGGGCTGAAGGCGGCGGCCGCGCGCGAGATCGCGCTGGCCTTCGGCGTGCCGCCGATGCTGATGGGCCTGCCCGGCGACAACAGCTACGCCAATTATTCGGAGGCGAACCGCGCGCTGTGGCGGCTGGCGATCGTGCCGCTGGCCGAGAAGATCGTCGGCGGACTGACGGCGGGCCTCACCGCCTGGTGGCCCGACCTCGTGCTGAAGCTGGACCTTGACGCGATCCCGGCGCTGGCGGGCGATCGCGAGCGGCTGTGGAGCATGGCGGCGGGGGCGGACTTCCTGACCGATACCGAGAAGCGCGAGATGCTGGGCTTCGGCGCGCGGGGAGAGGGGCAATGAGCGCGGCGATGCTGGCGAGCCTGATCGCACAAGCGGAGGAACAGGGCGCGTCGCTGGTGACGCTGCGCGCGCTGGCCGAGGAAGCGAGCGAGCGGGGCGCGGAGCGCGTGCTGGAGCGGCTGGGGCTGACCGACCGCGACGCGCGGGCTGATCTGGATGAATTGCGCGGGCTGCTGGGCGCGTGGCGCGACGCCAAGAGGACCGCGCGCAACGAGCTGATCGGCTGGTGCGCGCGGATCGGCATGGCGCTGCTGCTGCTCGGCCTCGCGGTGAAGCTGGGCCTTGTCGGCATGGTGCGCGGATGAGCGGGGCGATACGCTTCGCGGGCTATGCCGCGATCTTCGACCGGGTGGACCGGGGCGGCGACATCGTGCGGCGCGGCGCCTTCGCGCGGGCGGTGGCCGAAGGGCCGGCGCGCCTGCCCCTGCTATGGCAGCATGAGGCGGGGACGCCGATCGGGCGAATCGAGAGCCTGGCCGAAGATGCGCGCGGGCTGCGCGTGATCGGGCGGCTCACCCCCAACAGCCGGGCGGGGCGCGAGGCGGCGGCGTTGCTGGCCGAGGGCGCGATCGGGGGCCTGAGCTTCGGCTATCGCGTGCGCGACGCCACGCATGGAACAAACAGGGAACTCAACGACCTCGACCTGATCGAGGTGTCGCTGGTGACATTCCCGATGCAGCCCGCCGCCCGCGTCCATGCGGTGCGCGCGGAGCCGGCGGCGGCCTGACGCCAAACCCTTTCCCCGCCCCGCGACGGGGCCGGGCTTTTGCCGAGGAGACATCTATGTACGAAGTGAAGGCGGACCCGCTGGAGGCGAGCTTCGACGAAGCCGCGCGGGTGGACGAGGCGGCCGAGCTGCGCGCCGAGCGCGACGCGCTGAAGGCCCGGCTGGAAGCGGCGACGCTGGCGGCGGGACGGCCCGCGCTGAGCGGCGCGAAGAGCGAGGCCAGCCCCGAGCGGGCGGCGTTCGTCGAACGCTATCTGCGTAAAGGTATCGAGAGCGGGGTGGAGCTGAAGAGCTTCGTGGGTACGAGCGGGGCGGACGGCGGCTATGCCGTGCCGCGCGAGATCGACACGACGATCGACGCGACGCTGAAGGCCATCTCCCCGATCCGCGCGATCGCCAATGTCGTGAAGATCGGCAGCGCGGGCTATCGCAAGCTGGTGACGAGCGGGGGCACGCCCTCGGGCTGGGTGGCCGAGGACGCCGCGCGGCCGATGACCGACACCCCCGATTTCCACGAGATCGTGCCGGCGATGGGCGACCTCTACGCCAATCCGGCGGCAAGCCAGGCGATGCTGGACGACGCGCAGTTCGACGTCGAAGGCTGGCTGGCGGGGGAGATCGCGAGCGAGTTCGCGCGGGCCGAGGGGGCGGCCTTCGTCTCGGGCAACGGGACGAACAAGCCCAGGGGCTTCCTTGCCGCGCCGACCAGCGACGAGGCGGACGGGGAGCGCGCCTTCGGCACGCTGCAATATCTGGCGAGCGGCGCGGCGGGAGCGTTCCCGGCGAGCAATCCGCAGGACCGGCTGATCGACCTCATCCAGTCGCTGCGCGCGCCCTATCGGCAGGGGGCGGTGTTCGTGATGAACTCGGCGACGCTGGCGGCGATCCGCAAGTTCAAGACGAGCGACGGCGCCTTCCTGTGGCAGCCGGGGCTGGCGGAGGGGCGGCCCGATACCTTGCTCGGCTATCCCGTGGTCGAGGCCGAGGACATGCCCGACATCGCGGCGAATGCCTGCGCGATCGCCTTCGGCAATTTCCGCGCGGGCTATCTGATCGCCGAACGGGCCGAGACGCAGATCCTGCGCGATCCTTATTCGAACAAGCCGTTCGTCCACTTCTACGCCAGCAAGCGCGTCGGCGGCGGCGTCAGCAATTCCGAGGCGATCAAGCTGATGAAGTTCGCGGCGGCCTGACTGGGCCGACGCGCGGCTGAGCTTCGACGCGGGGCCGGGGATACGATCCGAGGCCGACATGCAGACGCTGATCGCCTTCTTCCGCGCGCGGCGCGGGGCGGCGAAGGGCTTCCGCTTCCGCGATCCGTTCGACCACAGCACGAACGGCATGACCGGCGAGCCGGGCTACGCGGATCAACGGATCGGCACCGGCGACGGAATCGCGACACGCTTCATGCTGGTGAAACATTATGGCGAGGGCGAGGAGGCGCAGCGGCGGCGGCTGACCCGTCCCGTTGCCGGATCGGTGCGCGTCGGGATCAATGGCGACGAACGGCTGACGGGCTGGGCGCTGGAACCGGGCGGGGTGATCGCGTTCGACACCGCGCCGGCGGCGGGCGCGGCGGTGACGGCGGGGTGCCGCTTCGACGTGCCGGTGCGCTTCGCCGAGGACCGGCTGGAGATCAGCCAGGCCAGCTTCGGCGCGGGGGAAGCACCATCCGTGCCGCTCGTCGAGATACGGGAGGATTGAATGGCCGATTGGTTGCAGGCGGACCTCACCACGCTGGCGCTCTGCTGGCGGCTCGACCGGCGCGACGGCATCGCGCTGGGCTTCACCTCGCATGATCGCGATATATTGCTGAGCGGGCTGACCTACCGCGCGGCGCCGGGCATGCTGCCCTCGGCGATCAGCCTGTCGGATGGATTCGATGTCGATACGGTCGACGTGTCGGGCGCGCTGACGAGCGAGGCGATCCGCGCCGACGATCTGGCGAGCGGGCGCTGGGACGGCGCGCGGGTGCGCCTGTTCGCAGCCAATTGGGAAAAGCCCGACGATCCGGTCGTGCCGCTGGCGCGCGGCGAACTGGGCGACGTGACCGTGCGCGACGGCGCGTTCACCGCCGAACTGCGCGGGCCGACCGCGCTGCTGGAACGGCCGGTGATCGAGCATACCTCCCCCGAATGCCGCGCCGAACTGGGCGACCGCCGCTGCCGCATCGACATGGCGGGGCGGCGGCGGATCGCGCGGGTGACGGCGGTGATCGACCGGACGACGCTGGCGCTGGATGCAGGCGAGCCGCGCGCCAATGCCTATGGCTATGGCCGGCTGCGCTGGATCGACGGGGCGAATGGCGGGATGACGAGCGCGATCCGCGCGTCGGATGGCACGCATGTCCTGTTGCGCGATCCGCCTCTTTTCGCGGTGACGGAGGGCATGCGGGTCGAGCTTTTCGAAGGCTGCGACCGGCTGTTCGCGACGTGCCGCGACCGTTTCGCCAATAGCGCCAATTTTCGCGGCGAGCCTTATCTGCCCGGCAACGACCTGCTGACCCGCTATCCGGGCGCGGGATGACGGAAGGACAGCGGGTCGCGCGGGCGGCGCGAGCCTGCCTCGGCACGCGATTCCGCCCGCAGGGGCGCGACCCGGCGACGGGGCTGGATTGCGTCGGGCTGGCGGGGCTGGCGTTCGGCCTTGGCGACCTGCCGCGCGGCTATGCGCTGCGCGGGGGCGATCCGGCGACGTGCCGGGCGCTGATCGAGGCGGCGGGACTGGCGCCGGTCGACCCCGAACAGACGCGGGAAGGCGATCTGCTGCTGCTCAAGGCGGGGCCGGGGCAACTGCATTTCGCGGTGCGGACCGACAGCGGCTTCGTCCATGCCGACGCGGCCGCGCGGCACGTGATCGAGACGCCGGGGCCGCCCGTCTGGCCGGTTCTGGGCGCGTGGCGGGCGCAGGAACAAGGAGCATGACATGGCGACATTGGTGCTGACCACGATCGGCACGATCGTCGGCGGGCCGATCGGTGGCATGGTCGGCGCGCTGATCGGCCAACAGGCGGACGCCCGCCTGTTCGCGCCCAAGGGCCGGCAGGGGCCGCGGCTGGGCGACCTTTCGGTGCAGACATCGGCCTATGGCAGCCCGATCCCCAAGCTGTTCGGCACGCTGCGCGTCGCCGGGACGGTGATCTGGGCGACCGATCTGCGCGAGGAGCGGCACAAATCGGGCGGCGGCAAGGGCAAGCCCTCGGTGACGAGCTACAGCTATTCCGCCTCTTTCGCGGTGGCGCTGTCGGCGCGGCCGATCCGGGCGGTGCGGCGGATCTGGGCCGACGGGAAGCTGCTGCGCGGCGCGGGCGGCGACTGGAAGAGCGAGACGGGTTTCCGCCTCTATAAAGGCGATGAAGCGCAGGCGGTGGACCCGCTGATCGCGGGACGCGAGGGCGCGGCCGGATCGCCCGCCTATCGCGGGATCGCCTATGCGGTGTTCGAGAATCTCCAGCTCGCCGATTATGGCAACCATATCCCCTCGCTGACCTTCGAGGTGGAGGCGGATGCGGGGCCGGCGACGCTCGACACGATCGTCGGCGAGTTGAGCGGCGGCGCGGCGCGTGCCTCCCCCGCCATGACGCTGGGCGGCTATGCGGCAAGCGGCGACAGCGTGCGCGGCGCGATCGAGACGCTGGCGAGCGCGATGCCGCTGCCGATCCGCGATGACGGAGAGGTCCTTCATCTGGGCGAGGCGGCGGACGATCCGATCATGCTCGCGCCCGACGAACTGGGCGGTAGCGCCGACAGTAAGCGCACCGACCGGCGCGAGATCGAGCGGGCGGCGGCCGGCACGCTGCCCGATGAGGTGGCGATCGAATATTATGAGCCGGCGCGCGACTATCAGTCGGGTCTCCAGCGCGCGCGGCGCGGCGGGCCGGGACGGCGCGTCGAGAAGATCGATCTGGCCGCCGCGCTGACGGCAAGCGAGGCGAAGGCGATCGCCGAGAGGCGGCTGGCCGACGCCTGGGCGGCGCGCGAGCAGGCGCGGGTGACGATGCCCTGGCGGCGGATCGGCGTTCGGCCGGGCGACAAGGTGACGCTGTCGGCGGACGGCGCGCGCTATCGCGTTTCCGGCTGGTCGCTGGAGGAGATGGTGCTCCGCCTGACGCTGGCGGGGGTCGCACCGGCGGCGGGCATCGTCGGCGAGGCGGCGGCGGGGCGCAGCGTCGCCGAGGCGGACGCGCCGCCGGGGACGACGCTGATCGAATTGCTCGACCTGCCGCCGCTTGACGATATCGCGCAGACCAGTCCGCGCCTCTCCATCGCGGCGGCCGGGACGCAACCGGGCTGGCGGCGCGCGGCGCTGATCGCGAGCCGCGACGACGGCGCAAGCTGGGACGAGATCGGTGGCACGGCCGCGCCCGCTGTCCTCGGCCGGACGATCGACACGCTCGCGCCGGGCGACGCCAGCCTGTTCGACGATCGCGCGGCGGTCACGGTAGCGCTGCCGCACGACGGGCTTTGGCTGGAGAGCCGCGATGACGACGCGCTGATCGCTGGGGCCAATCTGGCGATGATCGGCGAGGAGCTGATCCAGTTCGGCCGCGCCGATCCGCTGGGTGGCAACCGTTTCCGCCTGTCGCGCCTGCTGCGCGGCCGACGCGGGACCGAGGCGGCGATGGCGGCGCATGAAGCGGGCGAACGCTTCGTCCTGATCGACGCGCTGACGCTCGCCGCGTGCGACGTGCCGCTGGCGGCGCTGGGCGCGAGCGTCCGCGTGCTGGCGACCGGCGTGGGAGACGAGGAGCCCGTCGCGGCGCGGGCGATCGCGGGCGGGCGGGCGCTGAGGCCGCCTTCGCCGGTGCATCTTTGCGCCCGCAGGGATGGCGACGGGACGATCCGCTTCGGCTGGACGCGCCGATCGCGCACCGGCTGGGCGTGGCTCGATGGCGGCGATGTCCCGTTGGGCGAGGAGGCGGAACGCTATCGCCTGACGATCACGCCCGCGATGGGCGCGGCGCGCACGATCGAAACCGACACGCCCGGTTACGCTTATGCCCCGGCCGATCAGGATGCCGACGGCGCGGCGGGGGCCGGCCTCTTCACGATCGCCGTCCGCCAGCTCGGCACGATCGCGCCTTCCGACGCCGCCACCGCGACCTTCCCTGTCTAAAGGAAATCCCCATGACCGACGCCAGCGCGCGCTTTGCCCTGCCCTTGCTGCAACCGGGGCAGGCACAGAAGGAAATGTTCCACAATGAGGCGCTTACCCTGATCGACGCGCTG